CCCAAGAAAAACTGGAAAAAAGGCTCGAGCCGGGTGCAAAAACGAACATTTTTATCAAAAACTGAAATGAAAACAACCATAAAAACAAGGATTAAGAACGAGATTGCCAATCTTCAGGAGCTTTTCTCCGGAGTGACCGAGAATGAGATGGACTTCCTTATGAAACACTTTGAGGAAGTGGCTTTTCAGAAGGTCATGATGGAAGATCTCCGGTCAAAGATGGTGGAATCCGGAACAACAGACGAATATCAGAACGGAGCGAATCAGTTTGGAACGAAGATGAGTGCCGAGATGAACAGCTATGAGCATTTTTACAAGCTCTATCAGGCCTCAATGAAGTTCCTCTCTCAATATCTGCCAAAGGAGAAGAAGGATTCCAAGCTGACACAATTCCTCAATGGCTAAAGCTGATAAACCAAACTATATCTACGAGTATTATCAGAAGATTCAGGACGGAAGCATCATTGTCGGTCGATGGGTGCATCTAGTTTATGAATACATAATCAATGGATTGAAGGAGAAGCGATTCTTCTACGATCCAAAGAAGGCCGAGAGACCGATTCGATTCATCGAGACATTCGGTCATCATCACGAAGGCGAGCTTGCTCCTAACTTAATCAAGCTGGAGCTGTGGCAGAAGGCGATGCTTTCATGCATATTCGGAATAGTGGATGCAGAGGGCTATCGGCAATTCAAGGAAATCGTGATCTCTATGGGACGAGGCAACGGAAAAACACTTCTTGCCTCGATGATGGCTCTCTATGTTTACTATGCCGATGCTGACTATGGAAAAAGGATCTATTTCACAGCAACAAAGCTCGATCAGGCGAAGCTGGGATTCAATGCATTCAATCAGGCCATCCTGAAGGAAGACGAGCTGTCCTCCATAGTCAAGAAGAGAAGGACGGACATCTATTGTCCAAGCACAAACACATCTGCTGAAGCTCTGTCGAGCAACAGCAAGAGCGCAGATGGATTGAACCTTTCTCTTGCAATATGCGACGAGTTCGGAGCATGGGAAGGACAGAGAGGCTTGGATCTCTATTCAACTCTTATGTCCGGAACGACAAAGAGAAGAGAGCCTCTTGTCATAAGCATCTCAACAGCGAACCGGATGAACGAGGGAGTCTATGACAATCTCTTCACTCGTTCAACGAGAATGCTTCTTGGAGATTCCGAAGAAGACACACTTCTTCCGTTCTTTTATTGCATAGACGATGACAAGAAGTGGAATGACATAAACGAATTACAGAAGAGCAATCCGAATCTCAATGTGAGCATCACGATAGATGACTTGCTCAAGAAGATAAAGATCGCAGAAGGCTCGTTCCAAGAAAAGAACGAGTTCATGATAAAAAATGCCAACATCAAGCAGAATCAATCTCAGGCTTGGCTTTCATCCTCTGATGTCAGGAAAGCATCAGGCAGCCACATGGAGCTCGAAGATCTGCGAGACAAGTATGGTGTTGTAGGCATCGACCTTTCACAGACCACAGACATGACATCAGCTTGTGTGGTGGTCGAGAAGGATGGAATCCTGAACATCGTCTCTCACTATTGGCTTCCGGAGGCAAAGATTGAGGAAGCCATACAGAGAGAAGGAGTGCCTTATGACAAATACATCGCTCAGGGCATCATGAGTACATCCGGAGAAAACTTCATCGACTATGAGGATGTCTTCGCATGGTGTCAGGATCTGATGCAGAAGTACGAGATCTATCCTCTGTTTGTGGGATATGACCGATATTCGAGCCAATATCTCATCAAGAACCTCCAAGCACTCTATGTCTGTGAAGATGTCTATCAGGGCGATAACTTGTATGGCACGATGCTGGAGCTTGAAGGACTTATCAAAGATGGCAAGGTGAACATTGGCGACAACCAGCTCACGAAGATGCACTTCCTGAATAGTGCTATCAAATACAGCAACGAAAGAGGCAGAGGAAGATTGGTCAAGATCAATCCTCGATTACATATTGACGGAATGGCATCGCTTTTGTGTGCGATGGCTGTTCGGAGTAAACACTACATAGAATACGAAGGAAGGCTCAAAAACGAGGAGTAAAATCGATATGGGTATTTTTGACAACCTTTTCAACCGGAGAAAGAATCAGCTCGCAAGAGACTATTATGATTCCAACTTCGCAACATTTACAGCATACAATCCGGTCTTCAGGGATTGGAATGGGAAGCTGTACGAATCAGAGCTCGTCAGGGCATCTGTCGACACTATAGCAAGACACATCAGCAAGCTGAAGATTGAATATCATGGCTCTGCACATCCGGAGCTGATAAATAGGCTGAAGAAGGGCATCTGTCCATTTATGACGGATTCGCAATTCCTCTATAAGACAGCAACGATGCTCTATATGTCGAACACTTGCTTCATTCTTCCGGTCTTGGATAACAATCTCCAAACAATTGGATATTATTCAGATATTCCTGAAGAGTGGAAGCTGAAAAAATACAATGGCGATTATTGGATCAGGATGAAGTTTGGAGATCGATCTGTCGGAGCTGTGAAGCTCGATGAGGTCGGCATCCTCACAAGATTTCACTACAAAGATATGTTGTTCGGAGATTCTCATTCAGGTCTCGATGAGACAATGAAGCTCCTAAACATACAGAGGCAAGCAATTGAGGAGAATGTCAAGAACGGAGCAACATATAGATTTTGGGGTCAGTATATGCAAGTGGCCAAAGAATCGGATCTCGAGAAGGAGAGAAAGAGATTCACAGAGAAGAACCTCTCATCCAAGGCTGACAACTCCGGAATGTTGCTGTTCCCAAGGGACTATGACAACATCCACCAAATCGAAAACAAGCCATATTCCATAGACACATCACAGATGCAATTAATCAAAGACAATGTCTATGACTTCTATGGAGTGAACACAGATATGATTCAGAACAAGGCATCTTCCGAAGTGATGGATGCCTTTTTCAATGGCCTGATTGAACCATTCGCCATACAGATGGGAGAAGTTCTCCGGAACCTGATCTTCAGCTACAACGAGAGGAGCTACGGAAATGATGTCTATCTTGTTGCGAATCGTCTTCAGTATATGAGCACATCGCAGAAGATACAGATGGCGAGAGACTTCGGAGACAGAGGAATCCTCTCGGTCAACGAGATCAGGGAGCTTCTCAACTTCGCTCCGAGAGATGACGGAGATGTCACTTTCATTCGTGGAGAATACTTCACAACAGACCAAAAGCTGACCGAATTGGCAGAAGCACAAACGGAAACGGAGGCAGAACATGGAAAAGATTCAGAGAATGCTGTCGTTTGAGATACAGAGAGACAGCACAGAAGACGGACAGAAGAAAATATCAGGAAGACCAATCGTCTATGGAGCAATAGCTGACATAGGCGATTTTTTTGAGGTCATAGAACAAGGAGCTCTCGATGAGACAGATATGAGAGATGTTCCTCTGCTCGTGAACCACAACGACAAGATGATTCCTCTTGCTCGTTCAAGAAGGAACAACGGAAACAGCACAATGACACTCTCAACAGACAACGAAGGACTTGGCTTCGAGGCTTTCATCGATGTTGCAAGGAATCAGGATGCTCAGGCTCTTGATTCAGCACTTGAAAGAGGAGACATCGATGGAATGAGCTTTGTGGCCTCTGTCGAATACTACTGGGAAGGTCTTGGATCAGGTAAGCCAACGAGACACATCACAAGGATTCCTCGTCTTTATGAGATCTCTGCTGTGACTGATCCAGCATACAAAGAGACATCAATTGCTCAAAGGTCGGCTGATCGAGAGGCTTTGGAGAAAGCACTCGAGGATTTGGAGAAATCTCAGGCAGAACAGAAAGCATTTGAAGATAGAAAGAGAGCACTCGCTCTCAAACTAAAGCTCAATTTATGAGGTGAATTATGGAAATCAAAGACATGAATCTCGAGGAAGTTATTGCTCGAATGAATGCCATCTCCGAGGAGCTCAACGGAGAAGGAGCTGACATCGAAGCACTCGAGACAGAAACCAATGCTCTCATAGAGAGAAAAGCATCTCTGATCGCACAGAAGAAAGCTGATGTTAAGGCTGTCATCGAAGATCAGGGAGAAACAATCACAGAAAATGTAGAAAGGTCACACACAATGGAAAATGTAATCACAAGAAACTCTCCTGAGTATATCAATGCTTATGCAGAAGCAATTAAGAAGCAGGATGACAAAATAGTAAGAAGCCTTCTTACCGAGAATGTTGAGACCGGAACAATTGCTGTTCCTGATGTTGTTGCTAACTTCGTCAAGGAAGCATGGGAGTCCAACGAGATTTGGAGGAGAGTGCCAAAGACATACCTCAGAGGCAATTATAAGATCCAGTATGAGATAAATGCTCCAATAGCTGTTGCTCATACAGAAGGAACAGATCCTATTTCAGAAGAAAATCTTCAGATGGGTATCGTAAATCTCCAGCCGGTTTACTTCAAAAAGTATGTAAAAGTATCAGATGAAGCAATGAGTCTCACCGGAGAAGCATTCCTTCAGTACATCTATGCAGAAATCACAGACAGAGTAATCGCTGCGATCATAAATGCATTACTGAACGACATCGTGGCGTCAGCCGATGAGGATGCAACTGGTATCCCAACATCAGCTGTAATTCAGGGAGCTATTGCTAATACAGACATAATCAATGCTATAGGACAGCTCAAGGGTGAGCTCAGGGATGTTGTAGTTATGACATCAAGATCAGCTTATGCTCAGTACAAGGCTCTTCAGTTCTCTGCATACTATGGCATAGATGTATTCGATGGACTTCCGGTTCTCTTCACAGATCAGCTTCCAACTGGAATCAGAGCTATCGTAGGATCTCTCAGAGACGGAGCTCATGCAAACCTTCCAAATGGTCAGGAAGTGGAGTTCAAGATCGATGACACAAGCCTCGCTCTCACATCAGCTGACATGGTCGGCATTCTCGGAAGAATGTATGTCGGCATAGGTGTTGTAAGAGATGGAGCTTTCTGTGTGGTCGCTGATGCTTCTGGGGATGGCGAGTAATCTGATATGAAAGTAATACTACCAACCGGACAGACACTCACAACCGATGACAAGACAGCACAGCAGATGATCGCTTGTGGTCTTGCAAAGGCAAAAGAGGAGAAGCCAAAGGCAGAGCCTAAAAAGGCAAAGAAAAAAGCAACAAAGAAGGACTAATCAAATGCTTATTGACATAATCAAGATCTCGTTAAGAGTCACAACCAACAAATACGATGACGAAATATCAATGCTCATAGATTCAGCCATACAAGATCTCGGTCTTGCTGGAATCCTATCAGCACATCTCGATTCTGCGAGCCTTGATCCATTAGTCATTCAAGCTGTGTCTCTCTACACGAAAGCCAATTTCAACAGAACCATCCCTGAAGAGCACGACAAACTGATGGCGAGCTACACAGCCATCAAATCTCGTCTCAGGATAGCAGATGGCTTCACAGATTGGAGTGAGTGAGAATGAGAGACGGAGTTCTTACACTAATCAAAGAAACGATTCAAACGGATTCCATAGGAAATCAGATAGTGACAGAGACCTCGAGAGAGGTCTTCTGTTCTGTCTTGCCAATCAATCAAAACGAGTTCTTTCAGGCAAGGACAATCGGCATCAATCCAACGAAGCGATTCGAGGTCTTCTTCGATGACTATGAAGGAGAAGAGGCTTGTGAATTTGAAGGGCAGAGATACATCATCTATCGAGTCTATGACCGAGAGGACGATGTGACGGAGCTCTATGTTCAGAGGAAGATTGGGAGGAACGAATGAGCATCTCTATCACGAAAAACAAGAGGAGTGCAACTCGTTATGACATCAAGGCTGACGAGCTCCACAAGGCTGTGGAAGACATCTTCTCTGTGTATTGTTCCGAGGTCATCGATAACATCAAGATCGCAACGGATGACACAGCAGAGGAGCTGAAGCAGATGCTGATGGAGAAATCACCGAAACAAGATGGTGACTATGCTCGTTCATGGGATTGGACAATCGTCTATGAATCTCCTCTTGAGCAGAGAAATGCTGTCTTCAATCGTGACCATTGGCAGAGAATACATCTTCTTGAATGGGGTCATCAATCAAGGAACCAATGGAATGCCAAGGTGAAGACATCTGATGGCAAGAGGGAGAAGCTCAAGACTTCCAAGAGGAGAGGAGGCATCCTCTATGAAACCAAGACACTCTCTCCGGAGAGCTATGGCTTTGTTGAGGGAAGGCCTCATGTTATGCCGACTTGGGAGGCTGGTGGAAGGATTTTTGTGGAGAAAGTAAAGGAGGCAATCAAAGATGCTGACTAATCTATACGAAGCTCTGTCAGGGCTCAACATACCATCTGCATATGCTTTCTTCAGGGAGCCACAAGATCCTCCATACATCATTTTCCAAGTGTCATATTCTTCAAACTTCGATGCCGATGACAGAGTGTACTCAAAGCGAGATCGCTATTCAGTAATCCTCTACACAAGCAAGAAAGAACCGGAAACCGAGGAAGCTGTCGAGGATGCACTCGACAACGGAGGATTCCTATATGACAAGACAGAATCCTTCATGGATTCGGAGGAATTGTTTCAAATCGTCTATACAATTTTTGAGAGGTAATTAAATGGCAAAAGTTCAGTTTGGTCTCAAGAATGTTCACATAGCACCAATAACCATCGGAGAGAACAATGCTGTTACATATGGCACACCATTCGCTCTTCCAGGAGCTGTAAGCCTTTCTCTTTCTCCATCAGGAGATGAGAATGTGTTCTACGCTGACGATATAAGATACTATGTCATCGCCGGCAATGGCTCATATGATGGCAACATGGTCATCGCAATGGTAACCGACAAGTTCGCTACAGACATTCTTGGCTATGAAAAAGATACAAACAATCTGCTTGTTGAATCATCTAATGTTCAGCCAAAGCAGTTCGCAATGACTTTCGAGATACAGAACGATGTATCAAGCAGAAAGTATGTCCTCTACAATGTAAGTGTAGGCAGAGCAGATCTGTCAGCTAACACCAAAGAGGAATCTGTCGAGGTACAGACAGCAACTCTCGACATTTCATGCACCGGAGCTGTCGACACCGGATATGTCAGAGCATACACAACAGAAGAGACACCATCAACTATTGTCAATGCTTGGGACACAACAATTCAGGTGCCGGATCTATAATGCAAGACAAGGAGAGGAGAGATCCTCTCCTTTTTTCACAAGGAGACTGAAATGGAAAAGACAATCAAATTAGGAGACAAGGAGATTCTGCTGAAAGCAACAGCAATGAATCTCTTGATATATCAGGAGGAGTTCGGAGAGGATATGTTCAAAGCCAAGGGAGAGCTTCTTGATGCTATGGGAAAAGATGGCATCGAGTTCAACAAGATCCCTTCTCTCACACTCCTCAAAATGTTGTGGACTATGGCGAGAACCGGAGACAAGAGTTTTCCTCCGTTCAATGAGTGGGTGGACAGCTTGGAAGAGCTTCCGATGGTGGAGCTCTACACAGAGAACATCAATCTGTTCCTTGCCAATATGGTCACAAAATCTGACATAAAAAATTAGTTTCCCACAGAGGCTCAAAGAATAGGACAAG